AAGTCAGCGTCAGAGTTAGTGCGTAGGCATAAGCTAAGAGAACAAGCAGACACAGAGTACAGAACAAACCGACTTACATCTACGGAAGTGAAGCAAGGAGTCTATCGGAACTATGACGCTATGCTTCGGAATTGGGAACTGTGGTACACCGACTTCTATGTCGGTCTGTTGCGTAGTCAATTAAAAAAAATCACGAGAAGTATGGTGCGTGGCAAAGACAACCCTGCATACAAAAATTTTGTTTTGAATGGAGAATCTCCGATTTTAAATAAGATAATAGATGACACTACGAATGAATGGAAACTCTCACTCTATGATATTTACTTATCTACTGTTTATGACTTTGAGTTATTTCAATTTGGTATTCTCTTACCTGAATCTCTTAAAGGATATTCTGAGTTGGAAGATACGGATTTATATACTTATAAGAACAGAAGGAAAACTCGTAATCAAGTAGTCAATGAAGGATTCTATCCGATACGAAAACAAGGTGGCGATATTATTCCGAGTGCTACTTCTCCAATACCTAGAACTAGATACAATCGTAAAGCCGTTGCGTTTGTGAATGAGAGATTAGATTCTGTTATGCCTGACTTAGCTAAAACTACTAAAGCTAATTTAAACAGAACAATTAGAAAAGCTATTGATGAAGGAACAGAGCTTGGTTTGTATGGAGATAATCTTTATGACTACATTACAGGACAAGTAGAGAATGTCCTACCAAAGAAGTTAATGGGTAGAGCTTCAACTATTGCTAGAACTGAAGGTGGGGCTTTGGCACAGTTCGGTCAGTATGACGCAGTAGAGAGTTCAGGTCTGATTGTAGTAAAGGAATGGCAGACAACATTCCAAAGGTCAAGAGATACTCACATTACTGCTGACGGACAAGTCGTAGGTCAAAACGATTTCTTTACTGTTGGTGGAGAAAAAGCACAATATCCAAAAGCACCAAATCTATCTGCCAAAGAAACTGTGAACTGTAGATGTAATGTAATCTACCGTGAGCCAAGACCTGACGAAATAATTACTCCTTCTATTTAACGGTAAGCAAATAAAAATTTTTTTTCAACGATAGCATAAAAAAAAACCACCGTAATTAAACGGTGGCTCTTTTATGTTATTTATTACTTATAATGTTTTTAGTAATTTTCTAATTCTCATTTTTTCTTGAGATATTTTATCTAACTTTTCAAACTGTAAGTCAGTTAATGTATGTCCCTTATCTTCATTAAAACCACCTAAAACATTTAATCTTTTTTGTTGTAAGTCAGTTAATCTGTCCCTAAGTTCTTTTTCATTCACTTTTGTCTCCTTATTTGTTTTATTCATAATCTAAGATTAAACCATATTGGAAAACTATGCAAGTCAAAAATAAAGTTTTTTTTACAAACGAAAACCCACCGAATGAACGGTGGGCTTCCGATTCAATTAAGTGTAAACTAATCTTGTTTAAAAGATTTTAAGACTTGATAAGTAAATTTAATCATTTACTCTCCCTTCTTATACATTACGGATATTGTTCTAAGATATTTTGAGATGTCATTAAGATAATCTTCCATTCTTCTATCAGCATTATCTTCTCCAAACATATTTTGTGCTTCAATATAACCACCTGACACAGAGACGAGTTCTTCGATTACTTCAAATTGAAATGATGATGTAATTGTAAAAGTATAGTTGCCACCACGACCAAATTTTTTAAAAGTAGCGTTTGCAAAAAGATTATTGTATGTATCAACAATGTCATCATCAGAATATGAATCTTCGAGATGTTCACAGATGATTTCAATAGGGTCAGGCAAAAGCTCAACTGCTGATTTTTTTATAGTGATAGTATTTGTATAAGTCATTCCAACTCCTTTGTTAGTGTTTTTTGTATTTGTAGTTTCATTCATAAATTCATTATAATCGAAGATGATGAATTTGTCAAATCGAAGATTTTAGTACAACAGAATATTTTTATAATTTAGGATTTAATATTGTCTTTTTTTCTGCTAATCTCAGATTGTGAATTAATTTAAAAAGGAGAGATAGATTATGGAGAAATATTTTATTTTAAAAGTAGATTATCCAAATGTAAGAATGGTGTTTGATTCATTAACAAACGATTCAAAAATATTAGATGTGAAGTCTATGACTAGCGACCAATATGAAACACTATTAGAGCCATACGAAAAAATTAATTAGGATTCATAATTAAAGATTGACAAAAGATTAATCGTAAATTATAATCCAACTTAGTTGATTATATATAGAAAAAGGAGTTGATGTGAAAATACAAATTACATTAGAAATAAACAATCAAGATATGGGAGAGTATAACAAAAATAAATCTGCTGAATATTTCATAGATTTTTTTACAGGATTTTTCTCAGATAAAAAAGGACACAAGGTTATTGAAGTAAAAGAGATATAACCAAAAGAATCTAATCGGTGTCCTAACTTGGACACCGTTAGGATAAAGGAGTTGAATGATTTACCAAAAGAGAACAACATTTAAGTTTGATTGCCCTGAATGTACTTTGGAATTAGAAGTAACACATTTGTATTGGTCTGCACTTGTTTGTTTGCATTGTGATAAAGAAATTGAGCAGGAAGATATGGTGTTGAAGAAATGACAATCTTTGAAAACCTAGAACAGATTTACAATCACTTAGAATCTAATGAACAGATTGAGTTAGCTGAGAGATTGTTACTAAAAAGAAAATTAGAACTTGGATTAATTGAGAGAGAGAAAAAATGATAATTGATTGCAACTGCCCAAAAGAAAAACATTGTGCAGGACACATTACTATTCAGAACGCAAAGCTCTTGTTTAGTAATTATAAATATATGAACAGAGATGTCCTTGATGACATTGTTACAGTTCCAACCAATAGATGTTTTATGTGTGGGGAAGAAGGTACTGTTGATGTCATTAGAAAAGATTGGCACGAGTTTATGTGGGATATGCCAAGAAAATCTGTGCAAGAATACTTCCCTTATCTTGACGCTTCAATGAGAGAACAAATTATCTCAGGCTCACACCCTAAATGTTTTGATACTTTAGTAGAAGAAGAATAATGCTAAGATAAAAGAGTTCGATAATTCAATTCCCTGTATCATTGAACACGCAGATAAGAAGCTGACCCTTTGTTTCATTCATTCAGCAATCAACTCCGAAGGGTCAGCTATCTGCTTTTTAAGATAATTTTTAATATAAATACTTGCATTACTTTTTAATTCTGTTAATCTTTGATTATGAATGAAATAACAAAAGGAGACAAAATGTCAAGAAGAACAGAATATCAAATAGCAACTGATGAATTAAACGAAGTTGAATATTTGGAAAAAGTTAAAAGAGTAGCTAAAAATTGTATGGAACTTGCTTTAGATAGGGGCGAGAGTAAAAATTCTGACAATTATTTAAATGCACAATATGAAATAGAAGTTGCTGACAAAAAAATAAAAGATATTAAATCAAAAAGTAAATACATAATATAAAAAGTAACAAAAGCAATTAAGCCACCTACATAGGTGGCTTTTTTGTTATAGTAAGAGTTATGGCAAGTTTATCTAGCATAAGAGAAGGATTAAAAACACGACTCGCAACAATCTCAGGATTAAGTATATTTTCTTTTGTACCTGATTCTATTGAGCCACCTACGGCAGTTGTTGGTGTAATGAGTTCATTGGAATATGATTCAACAATGGCTCGTGGCTCAGACACATACAACATTCCAATCTATATGTATGTTTCAAGAGTGGACGCAGAACTCTCGCAGGATTCTTTAGATTCTTATTTAGACGGAAGTGGAAGTACAAGTGTAAAATCAGCTATTGAAGGAGATACAACTTTAGGTGGAGTGGTAAGTTCTGCTAGAGTTGTTGAAGCGTCCAATTATGGTGTTTATACTGTAAATAGTATTGATTACTTAGGCGTAGAATTTAGCGTGGAGATAATTACATAATGTATGAAGTGATAAATGGAATAACTGTTAAAGATAAATACTTTGCTGAAGGCGAGTTTATTGACGGCAAAGCTATTCCACAAAAAAGTATTAAATGGTTAGTTGAACAAGGTACGCTTGTTAAAATTACAAAAGCAGAAAAAGAAAAAAAATTACAAGAAGCTAGTAAAGTAAGGGCAAGGAATGACAAAGGTCATTACATTGCAGACGACCCTAACACAGAAGAAAACGAAGCGTGGGTAGATAAGGAAGAAGAATAATGGACAAAGAGTTTAAATCAATAGACTTTGCTTTAGATAATGAAACTGAAGGCAAAGTAGAAGCAGTTTTCTCTGTATTTAACAATGTAGATTCTGACGGAGATGTAGTTTTACCAAACTCACTAAAATCATTTAAAGGTTTAGAAGGCGAAGTACCAATGGTATGGTCTCACAAATGGGAGAATCCTATTGGTAAAGGACGCATAGTACAAGACAATGACAAGGCAACATTCAAAGGCGAGTTCATTATGTCCTCTGAGAGTGGCAAAGAAGCCTATGAGATTGTCAAAGCTATGGGAGATTTACAACAATGGTCATTTGGATTTCAAGTTGATGACGCAGAACAAGGAACTTTTCAAAAGGACGGACAATCAGAAGATGTCAGGTATATAAAATCTGCTACTGTATTTGAAGTCTCCCCTGTTCTTGTTGGTGCAAACCAATCAACTTATACTGTTGCAGTAAAAGAACAAAAAGAAAAAGATGTTAAAGATGTTGAATCAGGTCTTAGATTCACAGATGAAGCTGATAATGTGCTTATCACAATTAACAGTTTCATTGATAGAGCAAAAGAACTTACTTCTTTACGCTTAGATAAAGGCAAAACATTGTCAAAGTCTGCTCAAGAATCTCTTATGCAGATTCAAGACCGAATCCAAGAAGTCTATAACGATTTAGACAACATTCTTGGACTAGGAAAAGAAGAAGCTGAGCAACCTAAAGATAATATTGACTCACTTTGGCTAAACACACAAGAAGTCTTGGCAAGAAGTCAAGGCATAATTAATGAAGGAGATAAAGTTGAGTAAATTAACAGAACTCACACAGGAACTCCACGCATTAAGAGAAAAGCAATTCGGTGCAATCAAAGAAATGAAAGACACTTTTGAAGAAGGGTCTGAAATATCTGTTGAGAAAAAACAAGCTATCGAAGATAGAAATGCCGATATTGAAAAACTTAATGAAAAAGTTAATGAATTAAATGCTCTAGAAACTCAAGAAGCAAGACTTGAAGAAGCATTAGAAAAAGGTAAAGAAGTAAAATCAATGCCTATTCACAACGAGAAGGAAGCCGTAGAGAGAAAAACTCTTGGAGACCAACTCATTGACTCTAATGCTTACAAAAGTTTTATGGATAATGGGCAAAAGAACATTAATTCAGAACTCAAGTGGAATCCAAAAGTAGAATTAAAAACTACTTTAACAGAATCAGGTTATCCACCTGCAGTAACTAGGTCAGACTTAATCGTACCTACTGCTTTGAGAAACCCTCAAACAGTAATCGATTTGATTGACACTATTACAACAGACACTTATCAATATAAGTATCTAGAAGAATCCACCTTCACAAACAACTCAACTGCAACTGCAGAAGGCTCAGCATTGGGCGAGAACGCACTTGCATTTACAGAAAAGACAGAGAACATTCGTAAGATTGGCTCATTCTTACCTGTAACTGATGAGTTGTTAGCTGATGTCTCAGCAGTAAG